GACAAGGTTTTGCCCGAGACTATCCTCCATACACCCCATTTTAAGCAAATATACACCTAGACCCTTGTTTTGGTATGGATGGATCAAAATCCTATGTATTTGGTGGTAGTAGTAGATAGTATAGGCATAATAAGAGGCGTTAAAAGGCATATATCATACAATTACAGAATTAAGCAATTTAAATCTATGAATTAAATCATATTAAAATATTGTTACAATTTGTGATCCAAACTACAAACCAAAACCACAAACCAAACTATATATTGTTTTATCTTAGTATATAGTAGAATTACTATCAGTATCGTCAAAATATCACATCTAATTGACAATACAATACATATTAAAAGAATTAATTAAAACTTTCTCTCGTCTATTAATTAAAGATATTCTTTACATTATGTAAATAATCCTTGCATATTAGTTTGCAAGCATGTAAATTAAGTTAGTAATTAAATAAATGATTAACTAAATAAGGAAATAAAATGATTAAAATATATACATATAAAAATTACGACTTTCAAATAGGTATCAATTTAGACAACAAATATGAAGTATGTGATTTAAGTGCAAGAAATATATTTGGAAGTGCTTCATTTGATACAATACAAGAAGCTAAAAAAGAATTAAAAATTTACATTAACCTAACTAAATAAAGGAAATAAATAAAATGAAACCAGAAACTAAAAAACTAAATTGGAATGGTTTAACAGACAAAGAGCAAGAATTTACTGAAACCATTATTAATAGAGATGTATTAACACTATGTAATGAATTAATTGATTATGCGTCAAAAAATGATGATTGTATAGAATTTAGTTCTGGATATGATGAAGAAAATGATGAATATCCAGAAATATATCAATATTTTATTATTAGTGAATGGTTATACGAAGAACTTGCTAAAATTGGTGGTTGTGTAGCAGAATTTAAAGGTTTGTATATTTGGGGTAAAACTGATTTTGGTCAAAGTATGGATATGAATCACGAACTAAAAACAATATCTAAAAATGTAATTAAAAGGAGCTAATATGAAATATATTATATATAGCTCAATTAGAATTAACGGCAAAACTAAAACTAGAATTTCACCTAAATTATTAAAGAAAGTGAGAGTTAAAAAGAATGAAAATAACATTATCAAATAGTGAATATAATTTTATAAAGCATAATTACAAAAAGTATTTAAAAAGTATATTTAGTAATGATTTTATAAAAGAACTTCAAAAAGAACTTAATGATTTAAATTATTATGCAATTCCTGGAATGGAATTTAGAAAGTTAAAAATTAAATCTATATTAAATAAAATAGAAAGTGAGAGTTAAAAAATGAACTTTTATAATTACTATACTAAAACACAAATAAATGATATTTGTTGGTATTACGGGCAATTTATGGACAATTTAAACTATAATCAAATAGCTTTATTAATAGAAAAATATGAAAATGAAAATAAATAAAAAGGAGTAAAAATGAATAATAACTTTCCAAATATATTTAGATTATATCTAAGTATTATAATTCACTTAGTAATGATTATATTAACCAGTATTATAAGTATGGTCGGCTTTATGGTTATAAGGCTTGGGATCAACTTTATAATTAACTAGAGGAGTAATAAAATGAATATAAAACTTTTAAACTGGTGGAATAACAAGCAATTATCTTATAATGAAAAAGTAAATTTTTTAATTGATTTTTCAACAAGTAAACATATCCCTCAAAAATGGAAAGACGAAACAAAAGAATTTTTAAAAATAGTGGAAAGGCAAAAAAATGAAAAAAGATAGATTATTAGATTTATATTCAGAAGATTTTGGATATTCAAAAGTTTGGGAAGATGTTTGTGATTCTTTGGGCGTAGATCATAATAAAGCCGATAAAGTTACTATATCTTATAATAAAGTTATAATTAATAAATAATGTTAATAACTAATAGAAAGGAATAAAATGATCATAGAAATTGAAGATTTAGATGATTTTTACTATAAAATAGAAGATAATATTTTATATTGGTCTGAATATGGTATAGAAGAACTTAATGAAGTTGAAGATCTTACTGAATTAAGAGTCTGGCAATATCAAGAACTTGTTAAACAAATTAAACAATTATATCCAGATTATAATATAGAGTATTTAAAAGGTATGTTTATATAATAACTAATATGAAAGGAACGGCAAAAAATGAATGAATTTAATAAAACTGAAAAACTTTTAATTAAATATTCTTTACAAGAGTTTTATTATGAAAATGTAAGTAAAGGTAATAATGATAAGTATAAACAAGTATTAAAAGATTTAATTTATAAGTTTAAAAACTAATATTATAAGCCTTATATTATATCCTATGATGAATTTTAGAGGATGCACCAATCCTATAGCCCCAGATTCTGGAGTTGATTAGTGCATTATATCCTACGAAGTTATTTCGTCAGAACACCTAAGAATATTTTCGAGATAGCAGGACTATTCTTATTCATCCTATCCTTGCAGTTTTGCTATGCCCTTCATGTAACTGCTTTATTATATTTGATCCACGAAGTCTATAAAACCAACAAATCAAATATTTAGGATGATAAAATAATAAACATTATAATTATAAACAACAATTATTATTATTTAACATAAAAAAAATAAATTTGTTGCATAATTGTTTAGGATTATATTAAATTAAGAAAAATGAAACGGAGATTATAAATGAATAACATCAAAAACATAATTCGCTCAAAGGGGTTAAAAGCCTCGTATATTTGCGAACAGATAAACTTAAATCCCTCTGTTCTCTCACTATACTGCTCTGGAGTGCGAAAGCCAAATCAAAAAAGGTTAAGACAATTAGCAAAGATTCTAAATTGCTCAATTAAAGACTTATATCCAAATGTAGAAATCAAACGAATAAACTATTATTATATATAGAAAGGGAAAGAATGGAATTTAATTTTAAAGAACATCAATACTTAACAAATGATAAATACATTAAAGAATCAACATCAGTAATGTATAAAATATTATATCATCTTACTGAAAAACAAAGAGAAATTATACTTGGCGACATATTTGAGCAACTTAACTCAAAACTATCTGTTGGCGATTATGATTATGATGACTATTGCGATTAATAAACAAAAGGAGAATAAAATGAATGTAACTGAACTTATAAACAAACTAACACAAATCTGTATAGATAATAATGCTAATCCAAGTAGGGTTGAGGTTGAGCCGAGAATAATTTTATCGGAAACAGAAATTGAACAAGATATACACAAAGACAACCCACATTATTTTGAAATAGACAAAGTTAATAAAGATGTGTGTTTTGAAAATGGAAGATTACAAGTAATTAGTTTACAATCAAAACTTTACGAATAGGAGAATAAAAGAATGAAAATCAACGAAACCTGTAATGATTCGCATTTAGTAGACATTATATTAAGTGCAGAAGATATTAAAAAAATACAAAATGGCGAAGTAGCCTTTATTGAATGTGTAAAAGACGAAACAGAAATATTTATAACAATGGAGGAAGAATAGAATGAAAATGCAAGAAATATGGAATAAACTATCTACAATAGATGTTAATAAACACACAGAAAAGAAAGGTCAATTCACTTATCTTGGTTGGAACTTTGCTATATCTACTATAATGGAACACTATCCAGATGTAAATTACGACTTTTTACATTATACTGATAGTAATGGTATGGTTAAAGATTATATTGTTGCACCAGATGGATCTTGTTCTGTTGAATGTGTAGTTAATATTGGCGACAATACTAAGAAAATGTGGTTAGCAGTAACTGACTTTAATAATAAACCAATTAAAAATCCAAGCTCGGTAGATATTGCTAATACTAAAATGAGATGTTTAGTAAAGTGTATTGCGACTGGCTTTGGACTTGGCTTTTATATTTATAAAGGCGAAGGATTACCACAAGAGGAGTTTTATACTGAAGAAGAAACTGGAAAATTTGCCGAACTTATAAAACACGAATTTTTTCAAGACAAAAAACAAAAAACAAAACAAGGTTTAACTAAAATTCTAAAAAAGAACAATAATTCAAAATCTTCTTATCAACATTATTTAGATGAAATGCAGAAAGCTATTGATGATTATGAAAAAGTTGAAGATATAAATCAAGACATTGATAATGAGATGAAAAGGAAAATCAATGCTAATTAAAGAACATTTAGACGAAAATGGTAGACCAGACCCTGTAGCACAATTAGAATATTGTCACGAGCAAGGTTGTCCAGACTGCACTTATTGTTTGTGTGCTTCAGATATGTTGCCTTACATAAAAACTACTACAAAGAAGCCAATTAAACAAAAAATAATTGAAACAAGGGTAGAGCCTACCAAGTGGGATAATCTTTCTAAAAACGCTATAAATAAGCCTATAAAAAAGCACGAACACCCATTATACGACTTAATAGTAGAATTATTTACAAAGGGAGAATAAATGAATATAGAAGAAATTAAATTTGAATGTGAGAAATTTGCCGATAAATTAATGGAGCTAAACCCTAATATTTATATAGACTTTAGTGTGTTTGATCCAGAAGAAATGAGGAGAGATTTTGAAAAACAAAAGGAGAATGAATGGAAAAAGTAATACTACATAGAGAAGAAAAGGCAGTAAGTTTTGATGAGAGTGATAATACAATACATTTTCACAAGACTTACTATACTATTGAAGAACTTGAAGAAACTATAAAACAAGCTAAGGAGTTAATAAATGGAAAGTAAAGATATGTCTGGAGTATTATTTCCAGTAGAACAAAAAAAAACAGACAAACACCCTAATCTGAGTGGTAGTATCGTTATAAATGGCGAGAAATTCTACCTAAGTGCTTGGACCAATATAGCAAAGAGTGGAAAGAAATACATTAGTTTAAAAGCTAATGCCGAACAAAAAAAACAAGAACCTCAAAACGATGATATTCCGTTTTAAATAAAGGAGAAAAAAGAATGAGAGAAACATCTAAAATAGCTTATGCCCAACTAAAAGATAGTGGTGGTAAGCAAACTCAAGAAGAAAGAATTGTGGAGATATTAAGAGATAAGGGAATGAGTATGAGCCTTAGAGAAATATCTGCACTAACTGGATATGAGATCAATGCAGTTAGTGGTAGAGTTAATACTCTCAAAAAAGAGGGTAGAGTTCTTGAAGGCACTCGCAGGAAGTGTTTTATAACCAACAGGTTAATAACACCAGTAATAGCCTTATAAAGTGAGTATAAAAATAGCAATAAAAAAAGGAGATGAGAAGCCACATTGGATTTCTTTGGAGGACTTCAAGAAATTGCTATTTGAAGAAAAGGTATCTACAAAGGGGTTGCCTCAAGCCTATCCGTTGAGAGTTGAAAACTTCTTCAACCAAATCGCACACAACGATAGTATCCTCCTTATTTGGCAAGACGCATACCCCAATGTAGACATAGAATCAGAATTAAAATTAGCAAAGGCTTGGCTATTAAGTAATAGAAGTAATGCTAAAAAAGATTTTAAGAAATTTACAAACAACTGGTTAGCAAGAGCTATGAAGAATCCTAATAAGACGGCAGTAACTAAAAGCCGACACGAACAATCAGATGATCAACTTAAAAAACAAAGACAAAACTGGAATAGAGAAACACCTGCTTCTCAAGATGAAATTAAAGAAATACTAAAGGAGTATTTATGATAAGAGAACAACTAAGAATAGCCTTAGAATCTCTTGCGATTATAAGAGATAGCAATTCGGATATGTCGGCACTTGCAGATAAAACGATAGAACAGATAAGGAGAATAAATGAAGAAATGTCCGAGATGCAAAATAAGGAAGAATCCTAAAGACTGGAATAATAACGGATATTCTAATACCACTTATTGCCGAGAATGTCAGAAATATTATAATTCAAAAAAGTCATCAAAGGCTAAAGAATTAATTTTAAAATCAACTAACAACGGAAAATGTTGGTGGGTCTACCAGTCTATATTAGCAGACCTATCTTTCCATAAAAAAAAATGAATTGTAATATTTGCGATAGTAAAATAGACCAAGATTGTGGCGACATAGTTGGTCAGTTTGGAATAAGTCCAGTAGCATTTTGTGTATGGTGTGTTTCTTCAATGACAGATATGGTTATACAATTAAATGGTTTTGACGATATAGATATGTTACAAGATAGAATTAATGATTTAAAAGAGGAGCAATATGCCGAACAAAAGCAAAGCTAAAGGTAATAGATTTGAAAGAGAAATTGTAGAAGCAGTTGAACTACACGAAATTAAATGTGTTCGTGCTTGGGGATCAAACGGAAAAGCATTTGGACACCACGAAGAAGTTGATATACTTATAAATGATGAGATTAAAGTACAGGCTAAAATAAGAAAAGCATTGCCTAAATGGATTAAACCATCAGAGCACGTTGATGTTACTATAATTCGTGAAGATAGAGGTAAGTGCTATGTAATGCAAGAATTGAATGATTGGCTAGTTGATAAAAAGAGATAGGTGGTGGGTTTTTATTCATTCTCCCTACCTTTAGTGTCATTTCGGTACTAATACCATATAACGCACTATCTCTTTAAATTCTTGACATCGTCGTAAAAAAAAGTTCTTGCATTTGTCAAATATTATTCGTAAATTGTATTATCGTCAATAAGGGCGATACAAAAAAAGGAAATAAAATGAATAAAACAAAAGTAAAACAATGGTTAAGAAAAACGATAGAACAAAATGTTGGTTCAGTTAAAGGTAGAAAAGTAGAGTTTAAAGTTAATTATGAAATTGTAGTTAATCCTTTAGATGAATATCATTTTATGTTAGATGAAGATTGCGATGATAATTGGTGTGGCGATATGCTTGATTCTTATGATGATATGGTAGAGCATATTATACATAGTAAAATTGGTTATTTTGAAACACATTGCTATATACCAAGTCAAGACTATGAAGTCGATTATGATAAGTGTAGTGGTTACATTGAATTTAACCTTAATGAAATACTTAAAGCAGAAAGGAAGTAAAATGAAAAAAGATGAAAAAGTTTTTGGAGAATGTGGAGCAGTTTGTTACGACAAACAATGTGACAAAACATTTACAGAAAAAGAATATAATAATGATATAACAAATCGAGAAGGTTGGAGTATAGATAATTCAACAGGATTTTATTTCTGCCCAGATTGTAAAAAATATTTGAGTTTAGCAGAAACAATATCAGATGATTTAAATTCTTACCAAAGCTATGATGATATTCCATTTGAAATAATTTTAGATTCTGCTTATATGATTATTGATACAAATGATTCTTATAAAAAAATAAAATAATAAAAACATCAGATATGGGGTATACTTAGGTATGCCCTATGTCGTAATCTTGCCTAAAAAGGCTATTGTAGGGGCAAGTTTTTTAAAATAATTAAGGAAAACTATGATTAAGAAAGAATTACACTTTGTATGGATAACTAAAGACGGCAAGAAATTCTTAGATAAAGATGAAGCCGTTAAACACGAAGATACATTGGTAGACCCAAAAGACTTGGTAACTCAATGGCTTGAAAAACTAAAAGGAGAATGATGTGAATATGATACAAATATTTTTTGTTACACTATTAATATCTTTAGCTATTATATGTGTAATGTCTATAGTTTTAGAATCAATAGAAATATACTATGATGCAAAAGAGAGGTTAAGAGATGAGGATTAATTGGATTAACCTTATAACTTATACTATTATAATTTCACTAACTATATTATTTTGGTATGCTATAATTTGCCGATTCATAGAAGCATTTAAATGAGGGATTATATTAAGTATATAAAATCTAAACATTGTTTAGTGTGTGGAGTATCGCCAGTAGACCCAGACCATCTGGAGACCTTAAAAATGGGTGGTGAGAACAAGGGTAGGTTAAAGGATTTCACTTGTATTCCCCTATGCCGTAAACATCATACTGAAAGACATAATTTGGGTCTTAGGCGATTTCAAGAAAAGTACATTGTTGATGTGTGGAAAGAAGCATTTTACTTATTAAGAGGGTATTTCGCAGAATGAAATTCGCAGGTAAAATAAAGAATGGAAAACTTACCTTAGATGATAATCTTGGATTTAGGGATTATTTACGGCTAATTGAGGGTGATGTTCACTTAGAAATAAAACCTGCCGAAAAGGTCCGTTCTCCCCAACAAAATGCTTACTACAGGGTTATAATTAGGATATTATCAAAAGAATTAGGTTATACTGAAGCCGAAATGCACAAAACTATGAAAGAAAGATACCAAATACAATCTACTAAAGAATTATCCAAAGCAGAGTTTACTGAGCTAATTGAGGCGATCAAACGATGGGCTTCAATGGATATGGGTATAGTTCTACCTAATGCTAAGCAACCTCATCAATCGTAACGCTTAACTTATAAGTATTATAAGCTACTTGTTGAACATTTAAGCTATTCTCTCTAAAGGTACATATAGCATATCTATCAGGTTCGTTAGAATCTTTATCATCTGTGAATATAAATGGCAGAGCACCACCTAAAGTACAATTCCATACAAAATTAAAACTATCATCTTCAAGTACATTTGCTTGATTTTGTGTTGTCCCAGAATCGTCAACTATACTATTAGAAACTTCATAATCGGTCCACATATCGCTTTCAGCTATATATGAGAAAGTTAATTTCCAGCTTCTTAAACCTTTTCTACCTAACCCACTTTTTGATCTTTCATTAAAATGTGCAGAAGTGTTTTCAGTCCAATGTCCATTTACTCTTTTTCTTGCATCTAATTCAAACGGAGGATATTTATATACAGGTGTACCACCCCAATCGTTTGTAATTCTATTCATAGTCCATTCTGTTGGTCCATCATAATAAATGTTAGCTAATGTTTTACCACCTATTGTTTTTTGTTTTTTAATACCATCAAATCGTCTGGACATTGTAAGATTAAGGTCTGGAGAATTAGGAGCATCCCAATACTTACCTACCACAAAAGAGCCTAATTGATGTGGGTACCCAGCACCATCTCCCCAATACCCAGAATCACTATACGCATCATATCCTGTTCCATAGGTTAAACTATAAAGAACCTCAAATGTTGTGTATTTATATGGTTCAGGGGTATCCCAAGTAGCTATACTTGTTCCATTATATATAGGGTCAAAACAATATTTACCATCTTGTAGAACAGTATTAAAATTTAAAACATCGGTTAAATTATCTTCATTTAAAAGGGCGTGTGAACTTATTGTACGAGCATCAGTATCTGTGTCAGGATAATCTGGATTTTCTACCATTAATCTTCCTCTTATCCAAGGGTATGTATGTTCCTCCCCTAAATCTGAATCTACACCCCAGTTTATATGTTGACTAGCAAAATTATGATTTACTAAAGCACAAAAATTTACAGGAAATGCCGTTTTTGGGTCGTGATGTGGATAGTTTATGCCAATTTTAAACATATAGTTATTATTATTACCATTATTATCACCATCTCTCATAAATGGATTAGAAGGATTTAAATATAAAAGTTCTGCACCACCATAATTCTTTCCTCCTTGATGTGAAAATGAATGTCCTCCGTGACCCCATTGGGCCTCTCCTGTTGCGTGTAAAAATGTAGGTATATCTACATAAAATCTTGGCGTTTTAACTTGTTTTCCCATTAATATCCTCCTCCACTAGAACCTCCACTAGAACCTGACGAGCCACCTTCTTGTGTGGGTATGTCTGTATCAACTCTTTTTCTAAATTTTGTTTTTCTTATTTTTGTTTTTTCAATTTTAGGTAAATCATCATCTATAACATAAGAAGTTTGATTAACCTTACCTTTCGGTCTTATATCTTTAAATTTATCCCAATTACCAGATTCTGAGCTTAAATCCCAATATTGCTCCCCCCAATCAGACCTATCTTTTAAAACATTTGTTCTAACCTTTTTTAAATCTGTGTTCACACTTAAAGCGTCAGTTAATGTTATAGTTCCTTCGTATGTAAATAAAGACGTGTTTTTTATAGGGGTATTTTGCATTGTAAATATTATAATCTTTTTTTGACTTCCTCTTAAATACCAACCATCAGGAAGTTTTGGCGTTATAATAGCTTTTCCTCTAAAATTTATTTCTATACCCATAATATCCATATCAGAAGATATGCTACATTCACCATTTTCATAAACAATATTTACAGTACCAGTAGATGATAGTCTTTTTTCATATTTTTTTACTTCTGACACTTTTTTTAATAAAGGCATTAATTAATTCCTCCATCTTGTCCTTCTTGGTCATCGCCACCATCCCAGTTTCCTGTGAGTATATAATTAATAATCATAACAATATCTTGAATATTATATATACCGTCTTGATTTATATCTGCTTGTTCTGGTAAAGTATCTTCTTGGTCTGACTGAATTGCTTGAACTATTTGAACGACATCTAAAATATTAACTATCCCATCTTCATTAATATCTCCAAGATTAACTTGAGGATCTGCTTCACCAAATTGTCTAAACATCTTTGTATCTTCTTGGTGAATATTTTTAACTTGCAATATAAATTCAATCACAGAGCCAAAAGGAGCTAATACAAATTTTTTGCCAATATTAATAGTTCCGTTGTTATTATCTTCTGTTTCCGAATTATCGTTATCTTCAGTTTGTAAGCTATGAAAAACTAAATCTTTTGCAGAAATATCTCCTGCTTCATAATTGCCGTTATGGATTGTTTGTAGCTCTCCAAGAGAATCATAATATGAAATAAAACCGTCAGGAGAGTTTACTCTTTTAACCCATATATCATATTGCCAACTTTCATCCATATTAGTCATAACAGAAGCTGTAATTGCTCCATTACTTAATACTTGATGGTCAAGATACAAGTCTAAATAATCATCTTCCACTTCTTCATAAATTTTCTTTTGAGAATAATCTTCTTCTGGAAATAGCCAGTTTTCAGTTATCTCTACCTTTTCACTATTTACAATATCTCCACCATCATTATCATCTTCTGCTGGGAAGCCGTACTCCCCACGATGGATCTGTATTGCCTCTATACTTACCTTTGTTAAAGACTTAGAAACTTTAGTAATAAAAAATACAGGATAAATAAGTTGTCCGTTTCTTCTTTCTGCTTGTGTATAATCATAACCAAAAGCAAGTTTACCACCAACAAGCTCCTCAAACCTAATATAATCTCCTGCTTCAAAGTGTATATAGCTTGGAGGTAGGTCTAATTTAACTATTATGTGCTGGTTGATATGCCACATTAAAAGTCTTTTTTGTAATTTTTTAGCTGTAGATTCATCTCTAACATATTCAGTTTCTACTTCTAGTTTAGTATCTTCTGCCGATGTATTGTAATAATCTTGCACATCATATATTTCATTTGAATCTTCATAGTAATGCTCAGTCAACTGTTGATAGTTATCATAAGAATTTCCATCTACATCTACAAGAGAATATCCTGTACGCTTATCAAATTCGCCAGAACCATAATTCTTTTTATATTTTACATTAACAGAACTATATACATCATCTAGCTTAGATAGCTCAAATGAATATTTTAAAATATCTTGGTTATTTATAATAGGATAACCTGATATGTCCGAAGCCGACATAGTTTGTTTTAAATTTATAAATTTAAAATTACCTTCACTATCAAAAGAAGGTATAAATAAAGATGATTTAAACAACCCTTCAAATACACTTTTAGCTTCTTTTTGTTCTGAAAGGGTAAAAGAAAATTCCCAATCAGTATCAAGAGTATCGCTAGTATCAAGTATTTCTGAATTAGTATAAAGACCATAATCAAGCTCTTTTTCTAGGATATGTTTCAATATAGAAGAAGGATTCATAACAAGGGTGTTGTTTAATGTTCTCCCTTGAATATCAGAATGAAATTTTTGTTTTTCTATTCCTTTTATTATGTAGTCTTGTAAGATATAGACTTCTTTTAAATTGGCGTGAGTTGTAAACATAGCAAAATTAGCAGCTCTAGGATTTCTAGTTCCCCATTGGATAGAATCATAAGAATTTGTACTATCAAAGCCAATAATTATATTGTCAAAATTATTACCTTCATATTCAAACCCAGAATCGTCAGTATTAACATTCCAACCTGTGGCTATATCAGAATCATTAGTTTGTTCTACAGTTTTAAGAAAATGGTGCTGATTATTAGGTACTTCACAAGGGGTAATCCAGTTATCATACCCATTGTAATGGTCCCAACGATTTCTAGTGTGGTCTACATCATCTAAGGTATTATTTTGTATACTTTCAGCAACATCTTGTGGTAGACCTTTATCTAACCAAAAAGAACAAGGGTGCCACGTACTATAAAAACTTTTATTGGAATTATTATGGAGATGTTTATTAAGGTGTAAAATATCACTATCTATAAAATAATCTATATTATATAGTATTTTTGTTACACATTTATAATCTCCTATGTTTTGTGCAAGTTTTAAACTAGCAAAACCTCCACTATCAACTTTTGTATAATTTTTTGCATCTAAATGTAAACCTGTGTTTCGATTATCATTTTGTATGTAATAAACAGGGAATTTACGATTACCTTCATCCCAATTTTCATCTTCATAAGCCCACGTACCATCTTCTGTTGAAGTTCCAGCACTTTCATTAACTACAGTAGGTTCCCACCAGCTTTCATCACCATTGCCACCCCAAGAAACATCATACCTATCTTGCATAGGGCTTCCAGTATTGTCAAGACCAGAATAACCAATATCTCCATTAGTTACGTAAGTTACATTACCAAAAACCTCGGTATCATTGTGGGGATCTGTTCCTCCTGATGCTTCTGGACGACCAGAAAATCCAAAAAACTTATTAGAAGTATTTGCTATATACATCGCATTACCATTATCATCTGAACCAATGTGAGCAGTTGTAAAATTTTTAGCAAAAAACCCAACATCAACAATAGGTCTATACACTCTTGCTGGTATACCCTTTTCTCCAACACCAACATAATTACCCTCGGTATCTTCAGTATATTCTTCGTAAGCTAAAACATCTGTTTCTAACACGATAGCTGCTGAACTACCTACTCCAGCACCTTCATATCTGTAAATTTTAGTATCCTCAACAATATTATCGTGTGCTCTTGAACCCCAATTTCTTACAACTTCATTAGGTATTGGATTAAATCCTTCATTATAGACAGAAAGATAAAAATATGGTTTTAGCCAATCATATGTTAACAAATCGTGATATTCATCAACATAAGTATTTCCATATTCTACTTGATTTTCATCATTCCAGTAACTTTCAATAGGCTGTGAAGGCTTGTCAATTTCTAATCTATTTTCCGAAAATATTAAAGGACTTTTTGAAACTTTACCATAAACCATAGGGTAAGGTTTACCTATATCATCCTCATTATAGCGACTTTCATCATCTATAATGGTAGTAGGTATTTTTGTTGTTAATTTTTCTTCTGTTAAATCTTCTAAGGTAAGTTTTATAGATTCTGCCGATTGAGAATAACGCCTAAGAGTTCCTGTGTATACAAGAAGGCAGTCATCTAAAGACGTAATACCATTAGCACAATAATAAATTTCAGCAGTTTCATTTAACAAGGAAGGCAAAGAATCGCTAAACATTTTGCCGTGATACATAGAATTAGATACAGATAAAGATACACTAGAGATTGTGTATTTGTTGTTTATGATGTCGGCTGAAGATTTTATCGATGGAGAACTTAAAAGAAGTGCATCATAAGATTCTCCATCTATATTAACAGACTTAATTGAAAGCCTAACATTAGATCCGATAACAACTAAAGGAAATAAAGATGTTCTTACACCATTACCTAAAGCTAATTTAAACTTATCTGGTAAATCTAGCATTACCCAATCCCAAAATCACTACCTCTACGGACAGCTTCTTTAATTGATTCTGCAAGTTCGCCTTCAACAAAATCTTGTGTTAAAACATTACCTGTGACACTTACATTGATACTTCCACCACCACCACCTTGATTCATTTGGTTAAGGGTTTCTAAGCCGATAGATTCTACAGCATTTCTGCTCATTACAAACTCACCTCTTTCAGCTTCTATAATAGTACCACCTTGTGAGTGTCTGTTTCCACCTACATAACCACCGTGTTCAAATGAGCCGTAAATATTGCCACTACCTCCTGCTGCAGAGCTCATTTGAGACATTGAGTTTTCAATCATAGCTACATTAGCTAATCCTGTGGCAATAACTCTAGCCATTTCCCAAGGAGCACCTACTACTTTGGTAGCTGCTGCATAAGTATCTATTATTGCTGCTAATTGTTGTAACCTAGCTGCCTGTAAAGCATTTTTTCCACCAGCAGAAACCAAGGCAGCACCAGCTTTTGCTACTGCTGAATACGATTTTAATTTGTCTTGTTCCAACTTATTATGTTGCTCTGTTACATCAAGCCCTCCTGTTTCTACTTTTTGTAAACCTTCTAATTCTTTTGCATAACTATGTGTGGCTTTAGTTAATCTATCAAACTTTTCTTTTTTAGTCTCTAATTTTGGTATAGTTTCATCCATAACAAAATTAATTTGCCCTAAAAATTGTGGAGCTAACATTAAAGCCCCATTGAACTTATTTACTGCTTCTGTGGTTTCATCAGTACCAAAAACAAATTCTTTAGCAACAGTTATAAATGTTCCTAAAAATAATGCAGCACTCTTTACAGGTCCTAAAAAATCAACAAATCTTTTACCTAAAACTAACATACTTTGTGCAAATGTTCTTGTCTCTGCAATTCCTGAGGTAATAAAAGCAATATTTCTTGCTATAGCCTTACTTAAAGCACCTAAAATCACTCTAGCTGCAAGAGCAGCAGTTTTTAAACCAACAAAAGCTAATGCTATGTTAGTTATTAAACTAAAAGCAGTTCTAATTTTATCGCTTGTAACAAGGTCAAGAAACTTTGTGGTACCGTCAATTAGTGGGAGAAATTCAATAGCAACCTCCCCAATTCTTACTTGTAAGTTTTGAAAAGATGCACCCAACCTATCAAGAGAATCTTGTGAAGAATCTACTTCTTGACCAGTTTTAGATAATGCTGCTTCACCTTGCCTTAATGCCTCGTTAAAAAATGCTTGTTTTTTTTGTGCGTCAGTTAATTCAGATGCTAGTAGATTATTATCTAAAGCAAATCTTTTGTATGCTTGTTCTGCTGATACAATAATACCTAAGTTATCAAGCATTAATCTTGATTGACGACCAATACCAGTAATTAAAGATTCAACAGAACGTCTAGTATCTACACCCATAGCCCTACCAAGTCTTTGTGCCATATCAAATAATTGAGCCATTTCATCAGAATTTTTGCTTACACCTAAAATCATAGCATTATTTGCTTGTTGGAATAAATTAAAATCTGAAACAGTTCCGTTAGTTGCTTCCCTTAATTTTTCTATTGAATTAGCTGCATTTGATGACCCACCACTTAAATTATTAAAAGCTGTTTCCATAGCATCAAGTTTTGCTGCCTCTTGAGCCATTTGTGCTAACTGTTGAATACCTAAACCCATAGCAAAATTAAATAATAATAATTTGGAACGTGCTGTTGAAAAAGCTACACTTAAATTACTCATACTTTTTGCGTTTCGTTTAGTTTTAGTATCAAATAAACCTAAACTATTAGTAGCTTTATCAGTACTATTTTTTAAGCCAAGTTTAGCTTTTTGTAATGCTTTTATAGCTCTAACTAATTCTTTATCACCTTTTGGTTTAAACTCTACAATAATATCAGACATCTTTTTTCGCTTTCTCTTGTATCATTTTACTCTTTTTCGCCATCGCATTTTTAATTATAAAAAAATATTGTACCCATCTTGCAGGTTGCTCACCATAACTACCTGAGTATGCTGGTGTTCCTGTCTCTGTACAATATAAATATTGATTAAGAAGTTTCATATACTTCTTATCTCTTACGTGATTTACACACGCAAAGAAAGGGATTTGTGTTGCTATACTTTTTGCCACATCAAACTCCTTTCCTTTTTGTTCGTTAAATTCTTTAGTTTCTTGAGCAATTAAATCAATAACTGCCCAAACATCATCTTGTGATCTAAACTCTCGTGTTTCGTATCCGTTTTCTGTCTTTACAGGTAATCGTGCTTCGTATGGAAATTCACAATATGGACAGCCTCCACAGCCGTCAGACAATATAGTCAGTTCTACTTGGAGGCTTTCTCTTCCCCCACTAAATAATAAGACTGCATTTCAGTAAATATTTCAATCCTATCCTCTAGTGTAAGTGTTTTTAGAAACTTATCAGATGTATCACCATCAATACCAACACGAACCCATTTAGTCATAGTAGAGTGCATCATTTTAATTTGCCCTACGTTACCATCAGAATCCATTTCGTACTGCACAGAATCAAGCATTTCATCTCTTTCATCTATAGATACATCTTTCCAGATTTAAGTTTCATTTCCATTGTATTATTCCTTTATTTTAATTAACAAGCTATTTCAAATAATGCTGTGCTTGATCCAATTCCTGATCCAACAGCTTTTACTGATACATCTAAAGCCATCATATCAGCTTCACTTAAAGCAGCACTTGTGATAACTGACCCTGCAAATTTGAACTCAAATTCACCGTCTGATGGTGTAGCGTCAGTTGCCATTAATGTTGCTCCTTCTGAAGCACCTGTTGCTTGGTCGTGCATATTTTCAAGTATAACATCTGTATTGTCATCATATTTAACATTAAAATCAGCAGTAGCTGAAACTTCTCCAACTCTTGAAGCAGATTCAAAACCTGTTGATGTAAGACCTGCAAATACAACATCATTTTGTACGTTTAAAGTAAATGAATTTACTAATACATTAGAATGTCCTGCAATAATTCTATCATCAGCATCCCAAGAACTCATATAGTAATTATTTGATGAAATAGCTGTATCTATTCCTATATCAGCTTGATTCATTACTGGTAGACTTCCTGTTTTGAAAGTAGCAGAAAATTTAATCCTTCCACCTTCTGTTCCTGCATCACCATTAAAAGAAATAGCTGTACAAAAACAATCTTTAAGACCTATAGCGTGACCACTTGCTGGACTTTTGTATGCAATAGATAATAATTGATTTGCTGTTTGGTTTTCTGTTGCACTTGTCATATTTTGAACTGCACCAGCAGATGTTATCAAATATGGAACAGTATCACCTTGTGTGATATTACCAAGCAGAATATCTAATACTTCTGTTGTAGCTGTGCCTGACACAGATACTTCTATAACTTTATTAAGTTTATCTTGAAAAAAATCAGTCGCCTGTAAAATACGACTTCCATTTCTTGGTTCTAAAACTTGATTTAAATTTAAAGATGGACTTCCTACAGAATCTACATCTACTGCTAACCAAGGATTATCAGGGCTCCCACTAGAATCTGGATTAATAGTTCCCCAATCATCTTGCATAGCAATCAAAAACGAGAACTGCTTAGGTGAGTAAGCCTTATCATTTATAGCCATTATTTTTCTCCTTTAGGGTTACTACCCTTTGTTTGTTTCTTTTTTACCGTTTTAACTTCTTCTACATATTCCCAAGCAGGTTTTGGTACTCTATCAACCTCTACTTGCTTACCTGAATTTATTTCTTCTAATAAAGTAGAACAAAATCCTTCTTTTTTAAAACACCAATTTGATGTTATTGGTTTATCCTTACTTATTAATTTAATCTTCATAATTACTCCTAATCTAAATTACCTAAATGCTGTCCACGCCATTCAAACTGTACAACATATTCGTTTTCATCATCTAAGGCGTTTAGTTCTGTAGATTCTACTCTACAATTAAAACAATTTGTACTATCTGATAATGTCATAGTAATGTTATCGTGTATTAACGCCTCAATTCTTGATACAAACCTTAAAACGTGGTCTAATGATGATTTGTTTACATTAGGGTCTGCAAAATAATAAAACATATTAATTTGATATTCCCTCATTTCACCATTAACATTGTATTCACTTAGAGTGCTACCTATAGGGTCAAGCCGTAAATATTGTGTCGCCACCTCTTTAGTCTCGTGTCCTATGTAAATAGGTAAAGTACCCTTAAATTCTGTTCTTAATACATTACGTAATTTATCTAATATATTCTTAAATGTATTTTCAGGCGTTATAGGCATTAGTTATACTTTCTTTTATATGAAGCTCTACCTGTTCTAGTCATTTTAACGGCTTTACCTTCAGATGCATCTACAACTTCATTTCTTCCAAATACTTCTATTTCCCATTCGTCATTAGCAGCAGCTTGTGTAGAATCTGTGCTACCTGCAAATCTAATCTCTAAACCACCTGCTAAAGATTGATAATCACCATTTATTACTTCATTAGTAATAACTTGTTGGTTTTTAAGTCCGTCACCATCTTTAATCCATACTGAATATGTAGCCGTTCCAAAAACACCACCAGTACCTATTTTAACCTTAATTAAGTCATAAGTGCCTGACCATTCGCCTCTTGTGTCTACAGGTCTAATTTTACCTGATGTATAAGTTACATCTCTAACAATTCCTTGAGATGAATCTCTTGATACTTGCCAAGATAAAGCTGCTCTACCTTCATTAATGTTTTCAATGTTTAAACTAGCTTCTTCCATTAAAGCATTAGCAAGTTCACTATTAGGGTCGTGGCTTTTAATCATAAAATTAGCAGCTATCAAAGCCGTAGTACGAATAATAATATAATCAAAGTTACCTTCTTTATCCTTTAATGCTTCTTTAGGCATATTAGGATCAAGCATACTATCAAGGTATCTACTTGCATCAGTTCTGTATTGAGTAACCATAGAAGTAAATTCTTCTCCACCTTCCATTAATTTATCTAATGGAGTACTAGCCGAATAATAATAACATACATCTTCAGCAGAATTATAAAACCATTCTCCTTCAACATTTAAATCAGTATGTGCTGATTGAGCAGGTCCTAAATCCTCTCCATCTGCAAATAATTGAGTTACTATTCCACTATTGTGAGCACCATACTTATTACTTGAGACTTCTGTCCAACCATAAATCTGCTTTTTATTATCAAAACTATCAAGTTGAGGAAATACTCTCTTTAATTCTTTATGTGTACAATATATTGCTGCTGTCGCCATTATTTCCTCCTGTTTTTAGTCTTAGTCTTTTTAGTTTTTTTCTTTTTCTTATATGGCATTATACAAAACCTAAAATTTCAACTTCGGCATCTATCTTACTATTCATACTTCTAGCAGATATTGCAAATATTCCATTTTCTTGGTTACCTGTATCTTTAACACCTCCACTATGAGCCGAATCATAATTAAAACTCACAACAAACTCAGCATTATTAGGACCTTGAATAGTAAGAGCTCCTGTTTCATAGTTTATAGTACCTGAAGCAGCTCCTATAATATGACCCTTCCCATCATCATAAGCAAAAACACCTTTATTTTTACTCTCAATATAAGTGTCTTTACTAAATACTGTATCGTCTGGAAGTTTAGCAGCTACAGCAGCCTCTACTGTGGCAGGGAATCTAGCAATCTGATTAGTTCCATCAAAAAGTTCATCTGTATTAGCAGTACCACTTGTTCCTGCCGTTAATGCTATTGCTGAATTTCTAGTTCTGTTGTGAGAAGTGAATCTTAAATCTCCATTTACTATTGAGCAACTAACGCCCTTTTCAAACAAGTTTCCTTCAGTATAGAACTGAGTATCAAGTATTGCTTGAATCTTGCTTATAACACCATTATTTCCACCAAATTTAGTGTTACTAGCATCAGTTGTAAATGCTACTTCATAAGCTGAACCTCCATCTACTGCTATTTTAAAATAATAAGTAGTAGAAGCAGTTAATCCTGTCTCTGTATTTGGTGTAATACCTGATAAACCAACTTCTTGATAACCAGCATTATAAAACTTCATAGCAAAAGAACCTTTAACTATACCTGTTGGGTAAGTGGCACTTCTTCCATATCCAAATAAATTAGTAGAAGTATATGTTCCGTTAGAGTTAGTTTGTGCTATACCTAAAGCGTTAGCATCATCGTGATATTTATCATATCTATCCTGTGTATTAAACCAAGGAAAATGAACAGCAGCTCCTGAAGCGTGTCCTGTTGATTGTGCTGAAACATTGCCTGTGGTAGAGCCAAACAATCCTCTTTCTACTGTTAATGTGTTTGTAGAAATTCCTGTTACTCTCATTATCTCTATTTTAGTTGCAGTAGTGCCTGTAGTTGTTCCCAGTTGTATTAAATCGCCAACTCTAAAATAATCTCCATCATCTACATCTATTGCAGTTTCAGATCCATCTACATCTTCAGCTAAATTTGCTACACCATCAATATAAAGTTTTCCACTATTAACATCATATCCACCTTTATTATCAATAGTTTTAGCTAGACCACCTGATGTGTCCGTAGCATAAGCTAACATAAATTGATTAGGTAGAACTAAATATTCATTCCCACCTAGTATTTGAGTTATAAATAAATCTTCTGTATACTGGTCTACATTAGTACTGTTTTGAAATTCATTAATTTGAAGTTGAAGTTCTACTGGAACTGAACTATTGTTTTTAATAACTATTAACTTTGAACCTTTAAGTAAACTTACGTTTGTTTTAGATAATGTCGCCAATGTAGTAAAAGCATCAGTATTATCTACTTTATTAATGTTTTGATAAACTTCTGAATAGCTATCACTCATAGAGCACAGGTAGTCTTGACCTTGCCCTGTTGTTATCGTTAAATTTGCATCTAATTTTGCCATTTCTTCTCCTATGCTATATGGTACTTAACTTGTACTCTAATATTAATATCGTCTGTGTTTGTTACGTTCTCTACAAAACAAGCAATTACTTCATCGGCAGATACACTTGAACTATCTATACTTGCTGTAACTGTTTTTAAAACATTCCTATCTACATTTGTTGCTTGTCCATTTGCAAGTAGAGTTCCACTACTTAAATTACCGTCACTTGTACCACCTGCATTTGTCATTGTAAATTTGTAAAGATGAACATTAATTGTGGTGTCTGTATCTGTATCTGTAGAAACCATAAATTTTGCTCCATCTATAGTTAAATTGTATGGAGCTAAGAATAGCATATTAACAAGCTCATCTGTTGTTGCTCCTGCATCTAAAGTTGTATCAGGATCTGTCCCTGTTCCACAAGCAACTTCTGCTAAAGCAGAACCTGCGAAATTATTTCCAGAACAAGGAATAAAATAGTGTGTTCCTGCTACAGGCACTAATCTATAAGCAGAAAACTCTAAAATTTGTGTATTTGCGTGTGCTTGGCTTGAACCAACCTTGACTGTAGAATTTGATGTATCAGCAGCTAATATAGTATTATTTGAAGTATCTCTAACTCTAAATGTTGATGTAGTATTGTCATTTTGTGGTTGAATATTAAAATTATCATCACTTATAGATAAACAGCTTGAAGTTCCTTCTCCATCTTCTATTGCACTAAGTGTTGTAGAAACACCATTAGTTTCATCTGCTACTTTAAGTAAACTCTTGTATGTATCTGCTGGTGACTTTCCTGCTAAACTTCCCATCTCTCTCCTAATCTATATAATATTCTAAAACTAATGTCCATACTAAATCATTAACTGCTAATGTAGGGTCTACTGATATTGTCATAATCTCTCCTGCTACAAATTCGCTAATACTTGTAAAATCAAATGTATAAGCAGTATCATCTATTAGCATATTAACTGTAATTTCTTCTGTTGCAGTTGAATTTGGAACTTCTGTTCCTTCTGATGATTTATGAAATCCTGCAACTGTGTTTCTCGGTGCTGCTTCGCTTCTTAATACTAACTTTTTAACTCTCCCATCATAAGGTACAACAAAGGCTATATTCTCATTATAGTTTGTAGTTGCAGTTCTTTCAACATTATACCCTACAAGAGGCAAATAAAATAAATCTGTTCCACTATTGTAAGCTCCACCATTTAATATATGTAAAGTAGGTTGTTTAAGTATAGAACCTGTAACCTCTAAATCGCCATCAACTTTAACTCTACCTTTGTTAGTGGTGTGAGGTATAGGAGAGGACAGTTGTAGAACTGAAGCCTCTCCACCTACTTTTATAGCCTGTAAATCATCAGACAAAGGATAACCATCACCTAAAGTGATTTCATTAACTAAACGATTATCTTTTGTCTTTGCGTATGGCACTATTTATCAGACCTTAACCCTCTTATGAAACCTCTTACAGCTCCACCTATAAAATTATCGAATAGATCAATAAACCAAGGCTCTATTGTATTATTCCAAAAACCCTTAGTAAACTTCCATTGTGATAAACCTAATGTCATACATTTCCCTGCTGTAAAACATATTCCTTCTACCCATCCACAAATCTCTTTATTAGGTATTTTTTTAAGTACCCATAATACAACTCCTGCACCTGTTCCACCTGCTAATAATCCTGCGTTATTTGTAATAAAATCTAACATATTACTTCTCCTTTTTTAAAATTATGTGTTCTAAAATATCAACTCTTTTATTAAGTTGCTTAACTTCTTTGTCTAGTTCGTTATCTTCAAATACATAAGACATAACTTTATTTAACTTAAAATGTTTAGCCAATGCAGTTGCTACTGAATTTATAAGCATTTTAGGTATTATCATTTCTTATTCCCATCTATTAACTCACCCCACAACGAAGTTTTGCCGTTTATTATCTGTATAATGTGAACTGTAAAAAGTCCACCTCTAAAAAAATCTACTATCGCAAAAGCGTGTGCCCAATTAATTCTACGATTATCTAGCCATTCGTTAGAATCAGGACCCATATCTTTTAAACATCCGATACTCCAAGCACTCTTAGGTCCATCCATATGAGTAGCAGACATTTGTTGTAAATCGTGCCAATGTCCATACATTACATTACAACCAAGTTTACGCAAATGGTTGGAAGTATGGTACTGACCTCCATATTGATGTCCGTGATATAGGTATAATTTACCTAATTTTAAGTGTTTTCCAAAAGGAATATACTTATAGCCTCTATCTTTAAGTTTAACTGCGTTCTTAAACTTATATTGAGGAATGTAAGGATACTTTTCTACACATATATTAAGCCAATTATCGTGATTGCCTTCTGTTATGTATTTTTCCTCACAATTCACTTTATCAAGTGATTCATCAATCTGGTCCATACCAGCATTGACATCTTTTATGTCTATTTTAAAATCTTCTATAAGGTATTCAAGTGGAGGTGCTTTTTTTCTTTTATACTTCCAAGCACTAAATGCTTCCCATTCTCCAACATCTCCTAAATCCACATAAGCATCTGGCTTAACTATTTCTATTGTCTTTTTTAAGACATTTATAGAAGGTTGGTCGTGTAATGGAAAATGTTTATCTGGCGTAACTATAACTCTTTTTACTACGCCTTTACTCAATTACTTAATCTCGCTTTTAATTTTTTTAATTTGATATAAAAAATAAGCAATAAGTACCACCATATATCCTAATTCAATAACTGGACTAAACATATCTATCCATTGTACTATATAACCACTTAGCCCAAGTCCACCAATCTTTAAACTTTCAAGATCCACTATCTACCTCTTTAACTCTATTACTTAATTCTTTTGCTCTATTAGGTGTTTGTTTCGCCCATCTACTATCAAGCATTTCTACTGATGCTTCTTCCCATTGTTTGTTTTGTAGATAGGCGATAGTTTTCTTAAACTTAGAAACACCTCCAACACCTAATTGGTAACACATCTCCATAACAACATCTTTAATTTCTTGAGGCATATATATAAACCACTTAAATTTTAAATTAACTCTAGTTTCTAATTCTCTAAGTTTACGTTCAAGAATAATCTCACAGATGTCCTCGTCTAACTCTAAATCTTTTATTGCAAAGCCGTAACCTATAGTATCTATACCTAAACTATCTTTATATACTATACCTACATAGCCTTCGTGCTTTTTAATGCTTTCTATTAAGCTCATTTTCTTCTTTCTTGAAAATCTTGTCGTAGTTTTTTTTATACTTCTTATCAGTAATAGGAATTCTATAAGAATCGCCTTTACCATTTTGTGCTTCAGACATTATTTTTCAATATGAAATACTAAGTCTAATGAATCTGCTGCAAATGTAGGTGTTCCTGACCTGCTGACAGCGTGACAGTATACGCTTTTGCTGCCTGATTCTGCTTGTAAAAATGTGACAGGAGCTAAACTTTCTGCTGAACCCCCTGCACTTGATACTTTATGGATTGTTGCATTATCTACATTATTACCTGTAGTAGCAGCAGCTCCATCTAATAATGCCCAACCACAAAAACCAATAGCCTTTAAATTTGCTGCACTTATATCAGCACTAGCATTTTGCGACCCAAAAGATGTGTTTTTTTCAGTAAAAAAGAAATCAATATCTATATCCCCTTGGTCTGCTCTATCAACTACAAACATATGCATAAGCTGAGAACAACCACCATCTTCTCTAACTGCATTAGGTATTTCTAGCCCTGTAAATATAACATCATCGTCTGCGTGAGCATTAGTATCAAGCGTTGGTACAACTCTTATGATTTCATACTTTTCTAAGTACTTGTAACCCATTATTTACCTTCCTTTTTAGCTTTTTTAGCTACTTTTTTAACTTCTTTTTTAACTTCTTCACCATTTTCATCACACTCTGTAAATCTATCTTCTAAAGATTGTATATCGTGATTATCGGTTGCTTCAATGATTGTTCCATTACCTTTTTTAAAAAATCTTTTCATATTATCTCCATATTATAAGGGAGGCAGTTGCCCACCTCCCTATTTTTTTTTGCTTTAAGACTATGAAACGTCAGATAAGATATAAACACCATAAGCGTCTTTAATCTCAACTTCACCCCAGAATCCTGTAGCTACATAGTTAGTTGCTCTTAGCATTTCGTCTCTTTCTGCTGCGATTCTAAATAAGCCATCAGCACCAACACCAAGACCAAGACCACCTTTTGAGAAAGCAAAACCAGCAGCATCGCCACCAGAACTAACATCCTCATCTATTTGGTCAGACCAATAAACATTGAATCCTGCAATAGAACCAACATAACCTGTAGAAAATGCTTCTTCACCTTTATTGCCCATCATAGACATTGGTTTAGCATTTGAACCTGTTACAGCATCATCGTGTAATAAGCTAATTAAACCTTTAGCACCCCACACCTGTTTAGGTGAAAGAACTAAATTGTAAGGCATTGGAGCACCTGCTGATCTTAATTGTCTCATAGAACCAAATATATGAGATAAAGCAAGAGCAGTACCAGCACCACATTCTGTTTGAGAAAATGCTTTACCTAGTTCTACTAAGTCATCATCAAGTTTAGCAGCAACTGCGTTACCTAAAGCAGGACCTGCTTGACCTTCAACATCATCGCCTGAACCCATAAGAACTAAGTCACTTACTGTAGAAGCAATAACGTGCTCTGATATAGTTGCAGTTCTAGCTGCTGTTGTAATAGCTACAGCTGTTGTAGTAGTAGCTTGTGTAGCAGCAGTTACATTACCTGATGTTAATTTTGTCCAATCTGAGAATTGAACGTGATTTGACCCTTGAGCTGCTTGTTGAACAGTTATAAGTGGGTACATTACATTTACGTGATTAAAAGCAATTACAGCGTCGCCTATCGTTCTTCCTAAGCCACCAGCTGCTGTGCTTGTATTAGTTAAAGCCATTTAAAGCTCCCTTCAATTGTTTTTCCTCTATCAACTGCTTTCGCCTTCAAGTAGGAATTAATGTTCGTATGCTTTTTTTAAAGTACCTTTACCAAAACCACCAAATAATCCCATCTCGGATTTTACAGCAGATTT